CGACCCGCTGGCGAGCGTGTTCACTCCTGTACCACCCTTCGAGACGGGAACTACAGCAGAAAGGGCATTTGCAGGATTAAGCTGACCGCCACCTGCTGCGTTAGAGTGATTATGCTGCGCGTCCGTGAAATCAGTGATGGTGGTTACAACGGACTCAATGGTTCGGAAGCGGGTCACACCCGTCCAGTTCGCAAGAGCCGCAGCGATAAGCTCGCGGATTTGCAGCTCCTGCTTCTTGGTCAGGGGCTGGTCGTCACTTGATGGGATACGGTAGTTCTTGCTGTCCATACTTAGACTTTCTTATCTGGGTTCACGTCGAGCTGCATACGGATAGGGAGAAGCACCGGCATTTTTGTCGTGCCGTTCCACTCGATCTCAATGAAGAAGTTGTTGTCGCCGGTGGCTTCTTTCAAATCTCCGGCTTCAAACTGCACACGACGCTTGCCTGATTGGGTGGTGTTGTTGATGGTAGGGAGGGTGACGGTGGTGGAAGCGTCGTCAATATAGATACGGACAATGACACTGGTGTTTGCGTCCACGGGAGCTGCAAGCGGAATACCTAATTTCTTAAAGAGGTAGTAGTCGTTGATGTTAAAGACTTCAGAACGCCAGATGGAGTTGAAGGTTGCAGTAGTAGAGAGTTTGTCGAGTCCCTTTGCAGAACCATCCCCCCAACCGGCTACCAGACGAGGGGTAATGTTGTCGGCTTGCTGGACATACTTGATAGCCGAGACGGTAGGCGTTGCACCAGCAGAGGTGGTGCGCACAATGTTATGCAGACCTTTCGGGAGGGTTTCAATCTTTGAGCCGTAGGCAAATACAGATGCAGAAGCTTCAGGGTAGGTGGTCATCGTTCCCCATGAGAGACGGGAACCGATAGCGTCTACTGCACCGGCAAAGGGAGGTACGCCATCTTCCATGTAGGCGACTTCCTGAATGGTCTCGCCGCCGATGTACTGAGAGAGACGAACACCAGATGTTGAGTTGCCAGACCAGATATACAAAATACCGTTCACGTTTAGGAGAGCCGTGACAAGTGGGTCAGGGAGGGCTACTTGGCGATAGAAGGTGTCGGTGTTGGTTGGGTCCCAAAAGAAGAGTGCTGCCTTTCCTTGGTTGATGGTTGAGTTGGTGGAATAGATAGCCGCGATAACAAGGTCAGTACCGTAGCTTTCAAAGTCGGTGGGGTAGTAGCCGAACGGGAGATCAAGCGCATTAAACGCTGAAGGGACCGTTGTACCGTTCGTATCACCCTCAATAGTGGTCTTCTTTGTGTTCATGCGGTGTACCACACCCTGTCCTGCCACCACGTCACCAATGTAATTGGAGTTGTCTGTGTGGACGTGCATAGGGTGATTAGGGATTGGCACACCCTGAACAGATGGGTACGTGGTGTTCGTAAGGGCAGAGAGGCCGAACTTCGCACCAGTCCACACGTTCTCGGTCTTAGCGATAGACGCACCTTGGTCCATACCGCCGTACTGTGAAATGTCGGTAGCCTCAGCCACGTAGTAGAAGTTGTTATAGAAAGCAGCGCCGTTACCCGCGCCTCCCGTTATCGTTATAGGAAAGGACACACCCGCCTCATCCGTAGTGCGCATAGCGAGTGAACTGTTGAACGAGTGGAGCTTGCCATCAGAGGTGTAGATGATAGTGTTGCTGGTCTTGTTGTTAGGAAGAATCCACAACGGGTAGCCGGTGAACTCTGTGCCTGAGAACTTTTCATAACGAGACGGCACAAGCACACCTGACGTTTTTGTGTCAGTGCCCACTGGCAAGTCAGGGTCTACGCCTATAGAAGAGTTATAGGTTCCTTTACGTCCAAAGTAGTTGGTTTCTGACCAACCTTCGATGACTGATTCAATTTTGTACTCCTGAAGTGCCATGTTAGAGAGCAGCCATAGCGCCACATTCGATTTGCATAGTTCGCATACGCTCTTGGAAGTTGAGTTTGGCGAGCTGCGCACGATCTTTCTCAGGCTGGATGTAGCTGAAGTAACTTTCGACGGCACGGTAAATCGCCGTCATTTGGTGGTCTTCAGGGATGATGGACGTTTGGCCGATGGTGTAATTGGCTGAACCAGCAGAGATAGACGTGCCGCCGTAAGGTGAGACGAGTTCAAGTACCGTTGCTGAGGTGACTGAGGCGACCTCATACCACAGACCATCACCCTTATTTGCGGTGTCTGAATCAGTGATACGGATGTAGCGACCAGCCATTGCAGCGGTCCAAGAAGTGCCTGAACCTGTAACCGTAGTGGCTCCACTAGCGATAGAGACGATGGTTCCAGTTGTATAGTCAGCCACGGAGAGGTCTTTGACACGGCGCTGGTATGCGATGGTGATAGCGTCCGTTTCCGCACTAGAAGGCATTGGGTAGAAGCTGTAGGTACCGTCAAAGATAAAGTACGCTTCGGGGATGTTTGAGGTGACGTTCGTACTTTGGGTGAGGCGGTCCCACTCATCACGGCTCTTTATGCGACGGGGGGTGTACTTGGTAGTGCCGTCAGGGGTGACGGTGATGTTCAATACCTGAGCACAATCAGCAGGGAGGTTGTGTACGTTATCCGTCTCAGTCGAGCGGGTGACAGTCTTTTGGCGGAAGCCCCATGGTTTTGTACTAACGATTTCACGGATGGCCTCATTGTGAAGCGTATCCATGACGGTGAGATTGGTGGAAGATGTATCGCCGGTGAGAGAACCGAGGAGGGTGCGCCCGCTTGTGTAGGTAATCATAGGAAAGTGCGAAAGCTAGGCGTTTGTGTTTATACTCTTAACATTCGCCAGCGTGTTGGTGTTGTAGCTCTTTATGTTGGCCGCCACATTGGTATCGAGGCTTTTCAAGTTAGCTGGGCCAGTGGCTGGTACAGCGGCAATGGACGCCGAGACAATAGCCCAGTTTGGTGAACCGCTATTGATAGTTACGGAAACGGTTTGGGAACCAGTACCGACAGTTCCCGCAGAATCGCCAATCGTAATCGAGGATGCACTTCCTGTTGGTGCACGTTTGCTATAGTTCGTGCCTGTGTTAGCGAAGTTGTCTGCATCGTTGATCAGGCCGCTGACAATCCAACAGCCTGTTCCGACAACCGTGACCGCAGTTGAGGCGGTAAGACTTGACCCCGTTGCGCTATTGTTCGCGTCAGGTTGGCCGGTTTGCTTCGCTCCTGTATACGACGCTGAAGAACCTCCAACGACTGCGACCACTCCTGTGCAGCTTGCAACCACGTTGTGTGTTCCTGTGGCGGGGTTGATGAGGTAAAATAGCGCAAGCCTACTACCGGAAGTCGGCGTGGCTACTTCACTTCCAATTCTGGTACAGCTAACGCCGTTGTACGTTGCTGCCAGTGCGCTACTGCCGGTTGTCGCAATGACCGAGACAAAAAGTATTCTGTCTGTACCCGAAACGGTATGTGCATACGTTACGGAGTTGGCCGAAAGCGCTGTTGAGGAAGCTGCCGCGTCGAAAGCTATAGCCATACGTTATGCAACAGTTATCTGACTATCCATTGAAGGATTGAAGTACAGCTCATCGGCGGTAAGGGCATAGCCCACACGCCTAATCACGTTGTCTGCTCCAGTAGGAATGGCGACCTGTACATCTCCAGCAGTCTCTCCGACGTAGAGTGCAGAACCTATCGTCATGGTAGGGAAGGCGGTATCTGCACGGATGTTTCCCATAAGCAGGATTACGGTGGGATCGCCGTCAGCCGCCGCTGCGAGAACGCACATGCCAAGTAACCTGTCAGAAGTCGAAGCTGCGTCAGCGTCAGCGAGTTCCCAACGTGAATCAGAAGCTGCGAGGTATACTAGATCACCGAAAGCAAGTGTTGTTCCTGCGGTTCCAGCCCTAGTTACCCCCGAAAATGTGCCGTCTGCTGACAGTGCAGCGTCCAATCGGATAGAGGCGTTCTCGGCTAATTGAGTTGCCCCGCTAAGCGTTTTGTTTGAGAGAGTTTCTACACCGGCTTGTGTAGCAAAATCACCATCCGTATTAGCAGCATTGAACTCGGCAGTAGTACCTGAAATGGTATTGCTACCAAGTGTGATGGTCTTGTTGGTGAGGGTGGCTACCGTAGCAGACTCCAGCTTATCTGTGTTGAGATTAGTGAAGTTGTCGTTGATAGTTACACGGGACGTTGCGCCCGAATCAGTCGTATTGAGGGTGGTGATGGTTGCCATGGTTAAGCTGGGGCATTAAACGTCCACGGGTAAAGTTCCTGCCAAGGGAGTACGTTTGCGAACCACAAACCACCTGACGCAGAAAGCGTCACGAAGAGGTTAGGGTTTTTCTGTGGGCAGTCGTACATGGTTTAGGTGTAGTGTTTCTTTTCAAGGTCTTTGACGAAGTTCTCTCTGAGATCAAGCTTCTTGTCGCGCTCATTTGCTTGGTAGGTGCGTTCAGTGAGTTCGTCAGCCTTTTCAACGAGGGCGTAGTAGAGTTCCTTTTTGGCTTCTACGGCTTCAGTTACGGCGTTTAGTTCTGCGAGGAGCTTTGATTTCTTTGCGACGATGTCTGCTTTGAATGTCTCGAACTCTTCAAGGGCTGCGATTTTCTCAGGGTCGTAGTTGTCTTTGGCTGAGTTGTATTTCGCAACAAGATTCTTGTATGCCTTTTGCAAGACCACACCTTCATCCACGAGCTTTTGATTGCTTCGTTTTATACCGGACTGGGCTTGGGTCTTGCTAAGAAGTTTCATTAGGCAGGAAGAGAGAAACCTGAGATGTTCGCCTTACACGCAGATGTGCCGTCTATTTCAACGGATACGAGCGCATTAACAGTAGCTTCGAGTGGCTGAGAGAACTGAAAAGCGTGGAATGACGCTCCGATCTGCATTTGCCAGAGGGTCGTAGTGCCCTGCTTCACAAGGAGGATAGAACCCGCCTTGTCAGACGAGACAGCGATGTCAGTGATGAAGTGCTTGGTATTTGCGGCTGCGGCCTTAGACGCTACAGCGGCGGTTGCGTGTGTGGCGGTGACGCTGAAGGAATTGCCGTGTTCTTGTTTATTAGACATATTAGTTGTCGGTTTCTTCCTCGTTGAGTTCAGGGAACTCCACTACGTCTTCTTTCTTTGCCTTCTTAGGTTTCTTGACTTCGATAGCGAGGCTTTCTACTGGGGAGACTTCCTGTGTTGAGACGATGCACTGTTCTTCAAATCCCTTGCGGCGCGGGTCATCCGTAGGGAGTCCAGCGTCGTTCATTGCCTGATCTACAAGGTGCTTGGCAAAGTGAAATGCTTTGAAGTCTTCGAGCATGACCTCTTGGCCCGGCTGGAAGGTGTAGCTCATGCCGTCATACGCCCATGTGAAGGACTTGTCGGTGAAATTCTTGAATGTAACTGCTTCCATGTGGAGTTGTTGGTTGGTAATCCCTCAGAGGGAACTCGGAACTCGAAGTGTTCAAGTGCCGAACTCCCCCAAAGGAGAGTGACTATTACTAGTCGAGAGCAATGAAGATTGCGTTGTACTCGGTAGAGGTTGCAGTCTGGTAGGCGCGACCAACGCTATCAAGCGTGGTTGCACCTGTCTTAACTGCGCCTGCGGTTGCCTGTGAAGGGGCAACAGCAAGGCCGACAGTAGTACCGCCGTCGTTCAAACAAGAGACAATGCCCTTGGTCTGAATCCAGCCGTACTCGTTAGCTGCTACTGGGTAAATCGCAACACCTACAGGTGAGGCAGTTGGAGTCGTCGGATTGACGATAACGCCACTGTAGAGGTTAGCGATGAGGCTTACTTCCGAAGAAGTAGTGAGAGCAACAACAATAGGGTCTTCGATAGTCACCACGAGAGCGGCAGAAGCGTCTGCTGCTGGGTGGCTCTTGATCTTATACGTGTGGCCTTCGCCGGTTGCGTCATTCACAATGAGCACACCACCTGCGTACTGGTTTGCAGTAGCGGCAGTTGCACCGAGAGTAACGGTTACGGAAGTGGCACCGATAGCGGCCGCCACTGCAACAGCGATGTTGGTGGTTCGCAACGATGGCAGAAGCCTGTTGCAATTTGCCCGGAACGAGTGCTGTGCCACCGGCCTTCACGTAACGGAAGACACGGCCGTCAGGAGTAACTGCGCGAGCACCTACTTCACAATTTCCAGTTGAGGAAGAAGAGAAGAGCTGCTGCGGAACTACCTGAATGTCAGAAGAGAGTTGAGACATAGAGATTATTGATTGGTTAGTAATTAAGAGGCCGTACAGGTAATTCCACCTGACGTACCCGCCTGTCCTGTGAGATACCAGTTCGTACCGTCAGAGCGAAGCTCTACCCAGTCTCCTGGGAGTTCTGCTGTATTGACGAACGTCACGGTATCTTCTGCGGAACAAAGCACTACTGCACCGGCAACTTCGAGAGAGCCGTAGATTTTGTCTTCGCCTCCTGAGGTGGCGATCGTCATGCTGGTTGTGGCGAAGTTTGCTGAACAAACAAAGCGATACCAGACGCCTGCGGCAGTAGAAACTGCAGGGAGAGTAATATCTACACCGGCAGTGCCCATGTAGATGGTCTTGCCTGATTCTGAGATCGTTAGTGTGTCGTCTGCGGTAGCTGTTTCTATAAGTTCTTTGCCGCCGACTTGACCTGTAACCGTAAGAGCACCAGTGATAGCGGTAGCTCCCGTTATGGTAGCTGTGCCGCCAACAACAAGGTCTTTATCGGTATTGATTCCGTCCTCACGAACAACAGGGACGTATGCTTCTAGTTTTCTAGCCATAATAGTGAGTAATTAGGCTATTAAACAGACGTGATACCGGTGAGCTTTGCGTGGCGCTTTGGGTTAGAAGAAACGAGTTCTCCGCCGAGGTAAACGTGGCCGACGATAGACGCAGAGTTGGTTGGCTTAATCCAGCCGCTCCATGAGAAGCCGAGACCAGTAACTTCTGAGTAGTCGTTACCTTCAATGTCCTGAGAGCGGAACTTAACTGCTTCGGTCATCGCCATTGGAAGGGCGTACCAGTCAATAAAGTCTTCGTTCACGAAGTAGAGAACGCCTGATGTGGCCTTCTCGTCAGCGAGGATAGGGAAGCCCTTGAAGTAGAGGCCGGTAAAGCCAGTGCCACCGACCATGCCGGTTCCTGCCTTTGCCATGTTGCCGCTAGACTTCATCATCGAGACATCCTTGGCGATACGCTCTTGCGGCTGAAGAAGCTGCTCGTAAAGACCAAAGATAGTTTCTGAACAGAGGCCGAGAGTTGGCTTCTGTGAGCCTGAAGTGGCTGCGTTGTAGAGTGTGCTCATCTTGGCAAGCGAAAGCGTGCCTGATGAAGCGGTAACTGTAGACTTGAGGGTCGTGTAGGTTGCACGGGCGAGGCCACCGAAGGTAGCTGCGTTTGTGCCGTCGTCTACGATTGCCTCAAGACCGAGGAAGTCCTTGCCGCCGTTGCCGGTTCCTGTTCCGTAGAAGAGAGTACCGATGTCATCGGCCATGTCCTGTGCGGTTGAGTTGAGTTCGAGCTTGGCGAGGTCAATCACGCGCTCCTCTGTGGCGTTAGCTGAAAGCTCGTCGAGAGGAAGGGCAGTGGTCATCTGATAGAACTTCGGTACGAACTCAAGATTCACACGGTTGTCCGTAGCTGAAGTTGAGAGGGTATCGAATCCTGCGAAAGAAGAACCTGTGGTGTTCTTGCTGTACTTAACAGGGAATTTCATGCGCTCGCCGTTCCACTTCTGTGCCTTTGAAAGAACACGAGTAGCGAATACGTTTGAGTTGAGGATGGTATCAACCACCTTCGGCATGAGTTTGGATTGCGTCGTTGTCGTGACGCGGGTTCCGAGTGCGCTCATTTTGGTAAGTGCTAATTAATAAGGATTAAAGAGAGTTCCAAGAGACATTGCGAAGGTCATTTGGAGTCATGTAGTCTTTGGTTGTCCGTTCCCCTTGGACGGTACGAGTGGTCGCTGCTGCGATCTGTTTGCGAGCGGCTGAGTGTGCGGTGTTCACGGGTGCGGCGTTGAGGCGTTCAAAGAGGGCATATGACTTTTGAAAGTCAAAGTTTCCTTCAATATCAGTGATGGGGTTGTCGAGCATGAACTGGGTAAGTTCACGGCGGTTAAAGGTTTTACCTGTGGCTTCGAGCGAGGCGAACCCGCTTTCTACCCAGTTATTCCAATGCTCCGTCTCTGCTACGGCTTCCTGCTGCTGACGGGAGAGTTCTTCAATTGCCTCTTGTTTAATACGTTCCCGTTCACCTCCGTGGTACTCTTCGTACTTCAGATACGCGCTTACGTTGTCGCCGTAGAGTTCTTGGAACCATTCAGGGACAACGACTTCGGTGTTCTGGTGCTGGAGGGGTGCTAGACGCTCTTCGAGTGTCTGTTCAAGGCGGGTTTGAAAGCTAAGCTCCAATTCCTCCCTTAAATTCTGCTCGCGTTGCTTCCAGCGGATATGGAAAGGCGAATTCTCGTCATCCTCTACCGGCTGTGCGGCTGGTGCGGGTTCTGGGACTGCCTCTGGTTCTTGTTCGGGTTGCGACTCCGCTGGGGTTTCCGTCTCCAGTGCAGCAAAAGGGTCTGTGTCGCCCTCCTGCTTCGCGTCCGCAAATACTTCGTTTAGATCGCTCATGTGTTGTTCAGGCTTGATTTAGCTTTCGCTGGGTTCATATCAGTTAGACCCATAAGCGTGTAATTACTGTGGTCGGAACGGGCCTCCTTTCGGTGGGCCTTTCGCTGCCGTTGCGCGACGTACTTTCTCTGGTGCGGAGTTCATATCGTCTGCGCTGTCGTAGCGGGTGACACCTTTAAGGAAGTCGCCGAGGGCACGAAGCACGTTGTCTCGGTTGCCAGCACGCTTGGGCTTAGAGATGTCCGTGGTGTCCTGAGGAATCATTGCTATCTTTTTCATATAGGTGCTTGGTTAGCTGCTAATTCCTGCTGGTCTACGGTTGCAAGGAGTTCTTTTGCCTGTTCCGCTTCACTTGCAGCGGTCTGTTCCTGCATGGCCGCTTCCTGTTCAGCGAGCATTTGCTGTTGCTGCTCTGCTTGGAGGTCAGGGAAGAGGGAAATAGGGTCGTTCTGCCAGAGGTAGAGCTGCTTGGCCGCTTCGCGAGGGTTTGGAAATTCAAGGCGGTCAAAGAAGGTGATGGGGTCAATGCCGTTCATCTGCCAGAGGGCTACGGCTTCCTCACGCTGGTTCTGTGGGTCGGTGGGAATCATCGAGCCTTCCTTCACGCCGACAAGGAGCTTTACGCTCGCAAGGTCGGTGTTCATGAGTTCGATGTACTCCTTGGCACGTTCAGCACCCAAGACTGAGGCGTAGTGCGGTTCGTCGTAGTAGACGTACATAAGCTGGACAAACCAGTTGAATACGCAGTCAGAGAACTCTTCGAGGTATTTAGAAATGCCGCCGCCTATACGGTCTGTGTCTTGCTGCTTGATGATTTCCTTACCACCAAGGGTCTTCTCGCGGAGGATTCCCTGTGGGGTTGAGCCGCGTGTACCAAAGATGTTGCGTACTTCGTTGCGGTAGTCTTGGAGAGATTCGTAGATGAATGTTGGAAGGGGATGGGCTGGCAAATCCATAACCGCTGCATCCACACTGCCTGAAGGAATCCACAAGGTTGCGCCCTTCCTACGCTTTTGGGCGATAGAAGCTGCTTGCTCTTCCGTAAAGGCGTCACCAGATACTGCGATACCGCCGTTTGCGTTATCAGCGTTGTGGTCAATCTGCTTGAGACGCTTGTTGATGAGGTCCTGCAGCGGGATGTTCTGCTTGATGAGGTTGGTAGCGTCATGAGGGCGTTTACCGATGGAGAAGATGGAGAGGAAGATGTACGGCTTCTTGCGGGATTTGAAATGGTTGATACCCTCGACAGGCTCGCCGGGTACTTCAACCGGCATACCAAATTCATCAACAGACTGACGGGGTTCAGTGGTGGTGTCGTAGTTCCAGTGTGGGTTCTTGATCTTATCCAGCACCTCTTCATCCATTGTCCAAAACAGGTAGTCATCCGTAGTCCATAGGATGTAGGGAACTTTCGTACCCATCTTGTTGTGTACTTTGTTCTTGATGAGTTCGGCCTTTCCGGGGAAGCGCGCGACAAGGTCAGAGGCAATATCCTCCATGTGTTCCCCGATGTAGTAGCCTTGGTACTCGCACTCTTCGATGGTTGCGGTGGGGTCGAGGATGAGTTTTTGAGGGCGTAGGGCGACACAGGTAATGTCGTCTTCCTTCTCAGACCAGCCCACTTTCATCACGCCAAGGAGGTACAAGGCCCAGAAACGGGCTACCTGTTTGAGCTTTAGGTTATAGGAGAGGGTGTCAGAGACGTACCCAAGCATTTTGCGTACCTTGTCAGCTACCGCGTTGCCTTCTTCGGTGTTGTCGCTTTCAACAAGTGGGTCAGCCTTGGGGCGAGTGGCGATAGGAAGGAAGGTCTCAAGGGATTCAAAGACGAGATTATCAATCGGGCCTTCAGTGCAGCCGAATTGCTTACCAAGCCAATACTCCTCGTTCTGGTCTTGGATTTGTTTGATCTCAGCCTCGTAAGGTTCCCACGCCTTCATCCAGTCGCGCTTGAGAGCAAGCAGCTCCGCGTCATCCATTTGGAGGGTGAGTTCAGGCAGGAGGTTGGAGATACTGGAAGAGCTGTCAGATTCACTGACTTTGTTTATGTTTTCACTGAGTGCGAAGAAGCCGTCCGTAAGGGCCATGTGTATACAGAAAAAGGCCACACCATATAGATGTGGCCCTCTCGTGGTAGTGAGTTGGGCTGGCTAACAGGGTAATTGTACCGTTGTATGTAAGAACCCTCCTTGTGGGTTACAAACGCGCACGCTTATATCCCTTCACATGGAAGTCTATGTCGGTGAGTACACCATCAGCATTGAAGTTGAGAATGGCTTGGCCGTTCTTCGTGGTGAACACGCCGCTATCGGTGAGGACAGTTAGCATGTCGCGCAGTTGCATAAACTCGCGGAAGGCTTCTGCCTCAGTAGGTGATAGTTCTACGCTAATCAGTTCCATTGAGTGCTAGCCAGAGACGGGCGACAGCTTCTTCTGGAGTGGGGCCGTAAACATTCAGATCAACGCTGTAGAAATTGTCAGCGTTCACAAATTTCTCGTTGTGCTCAAAATACCCATGGTAAAGGTAGTACGCGTGCCACCTGTCACTATCCATTCGTAGTCCGAAGTCATCAGGCTTCGTGGGGCTACACGCGTCGATGAGTTCGGAGAGGGTTGGAAGTTTCACGAAGTCCTCGACACTGACCATTTCTCCATTCACTCTGTGGACAGATTGCGAGAATGAACCCCAGACTCCGACCTTAGATTCATCTACGTACACTAAGCTTTCTGGCCACATTCTTTGCGGGAACCCTGCGTCCTTTAACTTTTTAGCTAGTTCGTAGTTCATATTCTCCAATCGTTAGTTTCTTGTTCTGGTAACTGGAACTTTGGCTTAAATGTCTGTGCTTCTAAAGGTTGAGCGGTGGGGAAGACGGTAGGTTCTCCTGTAAAGATTTTCCCGCCATCGTTCTTGAACCTGTCCATACCCACGCGCCAATAGAGAGTTGCGTGCGCCCAGTGGTCCATGCCGGTTGAGGTTTCCCATTTCGCTACAGGTACACCTAATGTGTCTAGCTCCGTAACCTTGTAGAGCGTTGCCCAATGGTTTTGATATTCTTCCCAATCGTCTTGTGTGCCTTGGAGGGGGATTTTCTTGTTCGTGAAGTCGTCAATGACGATTTGTAGTCCTCTATTGCGATCAACAGTGACGTTTCCAGCTTCCGCTCCAGTGCCCCAACGAATGATTTGGTAGGTCTTGCGGTCCCTAGCGTAATGACACAAGAAAACTCTACCTGGGTACTTCTCTCGAAGCCTACGGGGTTCGGTAAGGTCTGGAAGTGCGTCAATGACAGCGATACTTCGGTCATATTGTTTTAGGAAGCCTTCAATGGTGTCCCACGAATCTGCTTTGCCGTAGTAGAAGATACCGTCTTTGTTGCCGAGGACGTAGTGTTTTTTAAGGCCAGAGTCACAACCAATGACGACCCTTTCTTGCGGATTGATGTCAGGCGTACAGTTACGGTAGATGATGTCAGGTGTGACCTGATTGCCTTCGCCAACGTAGGGAAGACCAAGCACAAAGTTCGCAAAATACTCGGCTGATTTGGTTTCATGGTAGTTGATGATTTCTTCCGCAGTAATCCACGGGGCCATTAACAGGCTAATCCAGTAGCCAGAGAACTCTTTGTCTTTGAACTTACGCACCCACCGTCCTACGCGCCTTTCTTCACGCGTGAGTTCTTTCTGGCAGTGCTTGCAGATAAAAACTCGTCTATCACGGTCAATGCTTTCTGGCCATGAAAGGTACTGCTCCCGACTACAGCCTCCACATCGTACGAACCAGTGCTTTTGGTCGGACTTAGCCCAATAACGAGAGACCCCGTTTCCCTCGACAGACGGATTAGAAAAGTGCCACTCCCACTTGTAGCGCGAGTGCTGAAGACGCGATGCATATTGCTGGACCACCTCTTGCTTGGAGCGATCTTCTTCATCATGGATGTTAAGGTCTGAGGAAACTGCAAGAGCTGCCTTTTCCACGAATGTACCGCGATAGTAGACGATGGAATCGCCAACGGCTTTCTGTTCGATTGAGTCTTTATCTTTAACATAGTCTAGGAGTACGGGGTTCTGGTTAATCATTCTGTTCACCTTGCCGCCCACAAAGTCCTTCATGTCGTTAGACGTAGGCATGGTGTAGATGATGTCCATGCGCTTCATCTTGGCGAGCCATAAGGATTTAAGGATAGCCATTGTGCTGAAGCCGATCTGCGCAGCTTTGTAGCACACCAGCTTAGGGGACTGGTCAGCGTAGATGTCGAAGAGGAAGAGGTGATCGCGGAAGTCTAGGGGAATACCAGACTCATTTTTGATTCCGTTCTCTTGAATCCAAGCGTGTATGCTGATTTCAGAGAGACTCGGCATTTTGCTTACTCCTCATCTCTAGGATGGATTTCATAGCGTCCAGTTCCCACATGAGCTTCTTCTTGTGGATGATGGCCATGATCTTACCTACTGCGTCAGGTTCTAGTCCTTCACGCTTCAGTGCTGCTTCTATAGGGGTTTCCCATCTTTTCATATCTAGGAGGGGTTATTGTTTTTCGGGGCGATTTCTAGCAGTTCACGCACCTGTGCTGTGTCCAGTGAGACATAGACTGCGCCGACTGGATCGTTGCAGAGGAAGACGTGAAGCTCCTTGCCATCCTCTGTGATGTCCATGTCTTCTTTCTTTGGGTTGTACCAGTGGCTCATATCTCTAGGTACTGGTTGGGGCTGGGCGATACTTGATCACCTTGATTACACTCCCGCTTGGTAGGTTTACGATTGTTCCTGTCTCAACATCCATAAGTTGAATGAGGTGGGGCATACGCTTCTTGTCGTACGGGTTGTATGCTTCACATTCTTCTGGTGTTAGCTCCTGCCAAAAACACTGATCTGAGACTACGTATTCCTTCTCTTTCTTAGGCGTAAATTTGTCTTTCTTCATATCACTTCTCATTAGGGGCCGACATAATCTACTGCATCACACCAATGGCAATACATGTAATACGGGAATGGGCTTCCGTACCAATCGTGTATATCGAGAAAACAAAGAATCTTCCTCATACCGTACTAGTTAGATGGGTGAGTCTTACAAGATAGGCGGCACGCCGGTTGGTCTGTGAGCATGGTTAAAAACATCTCTTCTCCGCAGCCTTTATGAACGTATTCCTTCCATTGGATTACCTGTGTGTTCATACCCCTTTAGGATTAAGGGCGCAGAATAAGAGTGCTACGGCTTCGAGTGGGGTGTCCTGTGGTTCAGTCTGGTTCTGAGCATTTGCGGCCCACCATTTCCCATCCCATCCACGCACCAATCCACTAATTCCATCCCCACACGCCTCTAACAACTCTTCGAAGGAGGGGATGATTACGAGTTCGTCTTTTGCACTTAAAGAATAGGGGAATTGAGTTAATTCGCCGTTCTTATAGACGCTGTTACCTCCATTGGGATTCTGCGGAAACCCGTGCTCAAAGAGCTTCTGTGCTGTTGTATAGGAGAGGGTCATGGAATGAAGAAGGGTAGGATAGTGGTTGGTTTTTCTTTTCGCGGCCAAAAAGTCACAACCATTCCCACCAAGCCGACAAAGAGTGCGTAACCGAAGATTATTAGTGGCATGTAGCTCATACATCTCTAGTTAGGCTTGGTCACGTTTTCTTCTCTTACGTTGGAAAGGAATATTCCCATTCCTTCTATCAAGGCCCACAAAATAAACACCGGGAGCAGCGGGAGAGCGAGCAGGGCCATAGTTGCTGGCCTCTTTCGGTTGAGTTCTCTAAGTGAGTACATACAGTTAAGTGTTAGCTTCCTCTTGGGTGAGGGTGGTGAGGAGGTCTGACAGGGCTTGATTACGTGTGGTTGCCTTAATGCAAAAGAGTGACATACATTCGTGGTCACAACCGTCGCCTTCCGTCTTCATCCTCTCCACTATCTGAATGACACGAGAGCGTTCTGCGGTTGCCACCTTGCGCCTTACATCTTGTAGGTAGCTGTCAGCTTCTTTTGTCAGGTTCTGATTAAAACCATCCGCGTATCCTTCCTTACGGGCGGTGGAGAGGAGGGTGCGGATGACATGGGTAAGGAATGAATACCCGTCGTCCGGTTCATCGTCATGCCATTGAAGAATCCAGCGACCACTTAAATGTTTCTTGATGTCGGCTTCATCAATTCTGCGCAGCAACTTCTCCCATTCTTCTTCGGGTGCCAATGTTCCCACGAGGCCGTTTTCTATTGCTGGTGAATCTAGGTCCACGCCTTCAAGTGTTTCCAATACGTCGGTTAGGTCTGGTGTGTCTATGACCATAAACTCTGATGGGGTGAGCTTGGAAGTAAGCTGCTCAATCGTGTGGCGGTTCATTAGACAACCAACACATAAAGTGGGGCTTCCAGGCTTTTTGCGGCACTCATCACACTCAACGAATTTGTAAGCATGTACGATCTCATCCCAGC